GGACGTTCTTGATCGTTCTTCTCTAACTTACCATTAATTAATGACCTTTGGTTTTTACAATTTACTGTACTCTTAAAAAATATTCCTTTTATGTTTGGATACGTGATCATCTTGATCTTATCAACACGTTGGCGCAAGCCTAACATGTTATTAAAGACAAAGAACTCATTAGATCGGTAGTTCTTACCCGGAGATAAGGTCCAACCAAAATAATTTACGTAGATCGACCATGTATTAAACTGAGAGGGATACACTTCTTTAAAGACAATATCGTCACCATTAATACGAACAGGGAGGTTTTCAAAGTCATATTTTATCCGATCTGGACAAGACATCAAATAGACAACCAAGTTGTGTAAACATAATAATGGAAAGCTTAAGGGGTTACCCATAAGCTGACCAGTCTTCTGTAACACATGACTTTTAAATTGTCCATTCTGCTTGTCAGAGTAGATATTACACGGCTTCAAAACCTCATTCAAGATGAGACTCACTTCAGGGTCGTCAGACCTAGAAGCGAGACCATCACCCCAAAGTTTCGTTATGTAAGAAGGTATAGAGTCAGTAGCACCAGAAAAATCACCAGAGACCATTTTGCCCGTGCCCTTTAGAAAAGAGAAGTTGTCACTACTATGAATGTCGTTCCCAACAGCCTTGAATACTTCCAGCTTTTGCAAGCCTTTCCATAAAGAAGGTTGTAAGAGAGATCCATTGTAAGCGATCTGACCCTCATTAATCGTTAAAGTTCGAACCTTTAAGGGTTCAAGCTTAACCGATGTACGAGCGTCGTATATCTCTTTAAGTAAAAAAGGGAGATCGGCATCAGGGAAGTGTGTATATACAGGTTGTGTCTTAAGACCATTCCTAATATAACCCAAAAATTCAGGCTCATATTGAAATGACGAGACATCATAGACAACTCCAAAATGTTCTTTCTTCTGAAGAAAAGAAGCAGATTTTGATGGCAATCGATTAGAAATAGATAGACCAGAGGGATAACATTTATTAAGGACTAAGTTCATCATCTTTTTGTATTTGGTTAGCCTTTTGCAAACTATTGGCTCTTTGGAAAGCTTTTCCACCACTTTCTCAACCTCTAATTTAATTAGAGGCTCGGGGAGTGGAGGGAAGGACTTCTTAACATTGAGC